CTTTCCTTACTCACATGCACCGCACTAAGTTGTACTTCAAGTGTGGCTGGATACATTTTAATTAATTCATTTTTGCAAATGTTAAAGCTTGCTGTAAAGGCAATATCACCCTCTTTAAACTTAGTCATTGTCTTGGGTTTCCGATAATTGTTGATTAATCATTGTTTGCACTTTATCAAGTGTGGACTTAATTCCTCTCAAAACGGAACGTCTGCCGTCATAAAACGCGAGCACACCTTCAGTCATCAAGGTTTCTGGAGGCTCTTCCCAGAACATTTCTTTCATCATGGTTGCCAGGCATTCAGCGCCTAGCGGGCTACTGAATAATTGATAAAGTTTAAATTCTTGCGGTGATATTTTCTTTGCATCCAGTAGTTCATCAATCAAATTGTTACTCCTTTGTCCTCTGGAAATTTAACAGCACCCGCTGTTGTTGACGGTTGAGCGCCATTAACTTGTGCTTGTTCTGCTTGAGCTGCTGCTTCTAGTGTTTCTTTAAACTTGTCGTCACTCACCGATAACTTTCCAGGTAAATTAAGTTTTTCCATAATGAAACGATTAACTTCCAGAATATCCATACTGATCAGTGGAGCTGATTGTCCGAAAAATTGTTGCTTGACTTGCATTGATGTTATCAGGTGATTCAAATCTGTTTGATTTTGTAGATCGTATAATGGCGATTGAAATGCAAATTTCAACGTTGATGGCTCAAAACCTGGTATTACTTCTTTTGGTTTTAGCAATAATCCACGCCCGTTTAGGATTTTCGCGGAAACTTCAAATATTTGCCTTGGCAATTCGTTTATTAGCCTTGAGATGTCTGTGCTGGCTGTTCGCTGTGCTCTATTTTCCCGAATCGATATTTCTGTCGCTGATCGAACTGGAGTTTGTATTTCCCCAAGTGGATCAACCATAAAACCTTTTTGAATTATTTCCTGCATGTGCACAATTTGCTGGTATACATCGGGATATTCGGGCATTTGCAATGCTTCAAGTGGATTGCGACCAGTTGGCTGTCTTGCAATCATAGCGCCTGCCCACTGGCGTATAGAATAAGGATTGAAATAAGTGCCTGCATCATAAAACATTGGTGGATTAGCTTTAAATGCCATGTTCTTGCGTGAATATTCCATTATGCGGTTTAAATCAATGATTGTAGGCATCATATCAATACCAACGCCACGACCCTCCGCCTCTCCGGGACGGACTCTATCACGATAAACTATAATTTGCCTATAATCACTGTACCTATCCCATAAGCAAGTGAAGGGATCATTTTCAAGCACTGCATAAATATAATATTGTTCGCGACCTATTTCTATTTGTCCATAGTTTACCGAATAAGTATCATTCGGATTATCTTTTAAATTATTGTATTGATTGCCTTTGTAATCGGGAAAAGTATCGAGTACAGCCCGACCTGTCATTTTAGATTCGTACCAGCAATTACGGATTAAATCATCATTACAATACTCAATATATAAAGCAACAGCGGGGATACTACGAAAATACAAAGGTACATCGTCGCTAGGTGATTCCACCCATATAACGCCCGTTCCGCCCACGAGATCCAGATTGCTGCTACCAACAACACGAGCCAGATTAGACTCATTAAGATAAAACATAATACGTTCATTGATTTTATCCAGTACCATTTGTCCTTTTTGAATGTCTTGTTCATCATGCATGTGCGGATCTAACACGTACTTTGCCCAAACTCTATCTTTTGGCATTAATAAGCCATGCAAATCATTTGCACGTTGATACGCCGCAAGCATTGCTGTGTTATCCCATATCATATTAGTGACGGGTTTTCCTGTGTCCGTATAATTAAATTTAATGTTAAAAGCATCTCTATCTGGAATAACGTAGAAATATAAATTTTTGTACAAAGCCAGCCAGCGATCTTTATAATATTTGGCTTGTTGGTATCTATCATTTAATTTATGGAAATTCTCAGGGGGATTAGGCATAGTTATCTCTTAGGTGTCCATACTTGCCCTGCTTGGCCTTTAATGATATCTAACCGTTGCTGATACAAATCTTTGCGTTTTTTTTCTATTTCCGCTTGATTCTTTGTGTATGTATCTTCTTTACCTTGCGCGCCTGAATTGCCGAAAGTGCCAAAATAGCCCATGTTATCGCCTCCAGTCGTATAATATTTCGTAGTTTGTGTCGTGGTACTTTATTAGCTTATTGTAAAGATGTTTGGGGTTAAAAGTAAATCCAACGTTCACGCCCGAAATATAGCGATCTAATTCATTGCAACTTCGCACTATATACGGTTTCCATTGCACTTTTGCGCGATCAAATACTTCCAGCACTATTAATGCTACTAAACTATCAATGTATTTCAGTCCACGTATTAATGAAGAACTGCTATGCACTTGAATTCTTCTTATTTGAATGCCTTGCGAATCAAATTCGGTTGCAATCCATACATCGCCGTCAAAAGTTATGATGTTACAGTGCTTGAAAACTTCACTAAATGCAAGTTTTGCTTGAATGCCTGATGAAACGTTATAGAAACAAAAAAAACATAACATAGCGTTATTGTAAATTACTGTAATTGATATCGAAACCCTGAACATTCACCACAATCATTATCAATTCAATTAATAAAATTAATAAGACTGGCTTTAGGATCAGCCCTGCCACTCGATCTAACGCGTACAGAATGTTAAAAATTACTTTCATCCCTGATAACCTCTGATAAGTTAATGCATAATATCGATGACAACTTGTTCATGTTCAATTTTGGCTTCAATTAATCTTAAATGCCCTTCATCAACTCGATACTTGCATTTGTAACGATAAGGTTTACCCTCAAACTTAAAACCACGCTCATACTTTCGCCATGAATCATAATAAGGTAAGTTTTTTATGTCACCCCAAATCATTAACATGATACATTGTTCGAGTTTTGACATTTGAAACATACGTTTAACTTTCATTTGTACCATTCCCCGCACTTCATGCACTTATGTTTTTTGCCGTCAGGATGAGTTATAACAAATTCAGGCACATGATTGCACTTATGAGATTCAAACGCCTTGCCAAATGCTAATTCCAAAGCTGTTTGAAGTTTTGTTTTAATACTATTCTGCCAGGGTAACTTGTGGTTCATCTTTTACATGCTCACTTACGGGTTGTTCGGGAATTGATTTGGACTCCAGTGCTGGTGTAGGCTCAACAAAAGTTGCTACTGCATTTTGCATCCACATGTGACCTTCATCAAATCGCATAAACGCCGCTTGCTTCTGAATCATTGAACCCGGCATCTTAGAAACTTTGTTCATAAATTGCATAAATTCAGTTCTTAAAACTTCAAGAGTAAATTTTTTATGATCATCATTCATTTTGTTATTTCCTTTTAGACCTGGTTTTAGTTTTTTTCTTTTTAACTTTGTTGGGTAGCTTTTTTATGTCTGGCGTTTCGTCTGCCCATTCCTTAGCCATTTCAGGTTTATTAGCAAACATCCAACGTTCTTGCGATTTAGATTTAAACGGCATGCTCGCACCTGCAATATTAATTTGATATTTGATAAAATACTTCAATGCGTTTTTTAGTGACTCAAAACTCATTTTTTCTTTTTCATGTCTTTCATTTTCTTTTCTTCTTTCTTCTCAGATTCCTTAATCATTTTTTTGTCTTGCTTCATGTCTTCTTTTTTGTCCATCATCTTTTTATCTTTTTTCATTTTAATTTATCCTTGAAATATTTATCAATTACATGAAACAACTCATTTTCATCCACATTAATTTTCTTTTTTTCTTGATTTCCAATTACAAGCTGATCGTGTTCAATTCCTTTTATCGAAATATGATGTTCAATAATGTAATAATTAAAACTTTGTCTGCTTTCAAAGAGTTTCACATACATTATTGAGCCGCCGTATCTGTCGATGTTTTAACAGATATTTTACCTTCGATCCAACTGAGAAGTTCAGCGCTAAATGATTGTACTTCATTAAGTAAAGCTAATTGCAACTCAGGCTCATGAGCCACAAATGCATTTTCCAAGATGTTTAAAATATTATTAGATATAAAAGTACTTATTAGACTCATGTTTTAATTTCCTTATTTATGTAATTTTTTTAATGTGATAGCTAAATTGGCTCTTTTTCCTTCAACACCACCTTTTTTAGCAGCAGCTTTAAGTTTCTTTTCTGGAATTGGCTGGCCAGGCTTAGCTTTTAATTCTTTCCTGAGTGCTCCTGGATGCTTAATTGCATCTTTGATCCATTTTTTAGGTTTGTCAGCCATGATTCACCCCTTTGTTTTGATCAATTAACGTTTGCATCAACATTTTATAATCTTCAAGTAATTGTTTGTAAAGTTCAGAATCTTTGCCAAATTCTTCTGTACAACATTTTTCCAATAGCCACGAAATTGCCTGCCAGCTTTTTGGCATAGCTTCAATGGTTTTAATCATCTCACCGACCTTATCGGCTCGTGATTCACGCACGTTTGCAAAAAATTGGGCGAACTCAGTATCTTTACCCGCAAGCAAATCATCCTCACCGTATTTTAACCAGTTGAAAACAGTTTGATGATGTTCGCGCGCTTTTTGAGCTGCATTATAGATTGATAAATGGGTGCGAACCCTATCAATAATTATTTGTGCTTTTTCCTGCGTAAATATTGTGGGTCGCCCAACCGGATTAACACTTTCCCCTTTTCGGGGTCGCTTTCTCTTCGGTATATCACTCATGAAATAAGTATTCCAAATATTTAATGGGAACTCAATCCCCTATTTTATAACTTTAATTCAATAAAGGTACAACCCTAATGATTTTATACCTGCCACAAACTAATAAATAATAATTAAATGCAAACTATCGGTTGACATTATGCAAACTATCGGTTATCATTGCTCTGTAACTTACTAACAAAGGATAAAAAAATGAATCACATAGAACTTTATGAAAATACCATTAACGACTTGTCAATTGATTTTGACACCCGCCACTACATCAAACAATTTAACAGCATGACCATTGATCAGGCATTGAATGTATTAGAAAAACTGGAGCGTTACATCAGATTAAAGCAAATTGATCAAAAATGGTTGACGGAAAGCATTACTCAGGACTCAAAGCATAATTAGTGAAAAACAAAGAACGTACAAAATTAGAAGCTTAACAAGGGGTACAGCAATGAATATCAAACTTAGAGAAGGCATCCACATACTAACTCAAGAGGAAATGATAAAAGAGCAAAAAAGCTGGGATGATGGCGATTTGTCAAAAAATAAAGATTTTACATCTCATGATTATTTTTTATGGATAGATGACATAACACTTGGCTTCGATGAGATAAGCGAAATCGTGCAATACATAGAATTGACAGATTTTAAGTAGGAACTTTAATTGCGAGATTCATAGCGGAAAATATCAGACGATTAAGAAATAATAATGGTCATAGGATCGCTGGTTTAAAGAAGAAAGAAATAAACTCAAACATAGCTATTTTCAGAAAGTGTGGGCTTGTGGCACGAACCGTAAAATGCCGCCAATTAATAATACTTAACATAACGAAACGGGAAACATAACATGGCAATAGGCAGAATAGTAAAAGCTGATTTAAAAAAACATTTTCCACATATCAAATTCAGCGTAACCAGTGATTACAACTGTGTGCGCGTAAGCTGGACTAATGGAGTGACTGTTGCAATGGTTGAAGCAATAACATCAAAGTACAAGCTAGGACGCTTTGACGGCATGACAGACAGCTACGAATATTCAAATCGTCGTGATGACGTACCGCAAGTGGACTATGTATTTTTAAGCCGTGATATTAGTGAAGATATCTATGAAGCAAGGTTTGCTGAATACAAAGCATATTATGGGGACTGGGAAAATTTGAATGATATGTACGATAGCTCAGTTCACATGCAAGGTTACAACCCTCGCGGATTTATACGTCACAAACTTTGGGAAGTATGTTTATAAACAGCTAATTCTATCGCCCTGTTAGTGACTAATCGGCTCAAATCGTCTCTAACAGGTTTAAATTCACTCTGTCTAGCTTGGGAAGGAGAAAAAAACATGCAACCAAATATCAACGACTACAAAATCCTTTATCTGCACCAAACCTACTTTGTCTTGAATCCTTATGATTTATTTACAATGCCCGCATTAAAAATTGTGGGTTTTGGTCACAGAAAAATAGAACAGGCTCAAGACTACATATTTAATTTATACACATCACATTTAAGAGAATATGATCGCCTTATGAAGTTAGGCCGTAGTTTTCCTGACAATGATTAAGGAGTTATTCAAATGGGAAGGTACGACAATTTACACGGTGATGAGGACGAACTAGAAACCGAATACCTCAAGATTCAAGAGTTAAGAGAGCAAGAAAACCATTTTGTTGAGCTTAACGAAATGGTTATTGAGGATCGTTAATCAAAGCCTCAACATTTTTATAACGTGGATTTCGATTCACACTTCCATCAGCTCGCGCGTGCAAATCACGCATTTTATCCTTTGCCCGCGAGCCTTTTTGCACAGGTCTTTTAGTGGTACTGCCTGTATCTGTAGCAGAATAACCGC